TCTAAAGTCAGAAAGGTCTTTTGTAAGGCCAATTTGAGCCTTGTATTGATCTCCAGCCTTAGTCCAAAGTGCGCCTTGATCTTTTGCCTCTTGACTTGCTTGAATTTGTTTAAGAAGCCCAGGCAAATTGGTGTCAACAGTTGTTTTTGGTGCGCCAGCAATTTTTGATTGCAACTGACGATCAAATTCCAACTTGTTTACTTGTGCAACTTGTTCTGGCGTGTAATCATTGAATGTCTTTTTGGCAGGAAGACCAAGTTCTCTAGCTGTTTTTAACCAATCTTCACTTGGCTTTGTTGTCATATCAACAAGTTCTAGTGTTCCTTTGTCAGTAGACCAATTAGCAATGCTTTCAGGAGTGAACTTTCCTGTTTTCAACAATTCAAACCCTTGAGTGGTCTTTGGTGCAAAGTATTGCTTTACAAGGTCAGGATTGGAAGCAACAGATGCCGCTTCATCTTCACTTAATCCAAATTTTGTCATCAACTGATTGATTCGGGCAGTTCTATCCATTGCACTTACATTCAAAGCGCCAGCTTCTGCTAGTGTTTTTTGAGCAGTTGCAGACTTTTGTGCTTGCTCAATTAAAGCACCTTGAATTGCACGATAACGATCTGCCGCCAATGCCGCACCTTGAACATCTCCAGCCGCTTGCAAAGCATTTGAATACTGAATCAAACCTTGTGGAGTGTTGGTATCAAACTGTCGTGCTAGTGCATTTCGTTGACTAATTAAACGCATCATTGGGTCTTCAGCGCCCATCAAACCAGCAATACCACCAGCGGCACGATTAGCGCCAGCCATGATATTTGCCCTAGCCAATTGCATAGGATCAAGTTGTGCCATAGCAATAGCATCTTGCATAGCTTGACGCTGTTGCTGTTGTTGATAGGCTTCAGGAGTTATCCCGAACAGTCCTTGAACGATACTTGGTTCTGCCATGATTACTCCCAACCTAAAAGTGCTGAAGTGTTATATCCACCAGAAATATCTGTTGGAGTGATATTGCCACCACTAAACAAACCCAACAAACTTGGGAAAGCATTTCCAATGGTGGTTCCCAAAATATTCCCAAACTGAGTGTTGCCGCCAGCACCTGACAATATATTTGCCAAAGGACTGTATTGCATTGAAGGCAGTCTTGCCGCAGCCCCTGCCGTAGTTCCTGCAATCCCCAACTGACCAGCCTTTCCACCAGCGGCTGAACTCAATGCTGACAATTGTTGGCTCAAAGACAGTGGTTGTTGACCAAGAGACTCAAGCTGAGTGCCCACACCAATACCAGTTGTAAATGGAGCATAACCGCCTGTCAAACCTTGCCCATAAGCACCAAGCAAGTTAGCACCTGTACCCATCAAACCAGCACCAAATTGGACTTGTTGTTGACCAGCCTGCTGTGCTTGCGCCGCCAATGCCGCATCTTGTTGAGCAATAGCGTTGTAATACGCCTCCATCTCAGGAGATGCCGCCCGTAGACCCTCTCCACCACCTGGGCGCATACCAGTTCCACCAACAGACAAACCACCTCGACCAGTTTGGAACAGTCTGTTTTGCAGTTGAGCAAGCTCACGCTCACGGCTAGGAGCAAGCAAATTCTGTTGTCTTGCCATGTAATCTGCCGCCACTTGCTCGGGTGTCTGAGCCAAGTATTGCTGACCCAGGCCAAACAAACCTTCTGCGCCAGCAGTCAAAGGCGCATAGCGACCAATTGCCTTCTCTGCTTCAGTCAATCCTAAACCAGACAAAGCCATGATGCGGTCTTGCATCGCCTTGAGTTCTGGGCTTATTGTGTATCCAGCACTTGTCAATTGACCTGTAACTGGATCAATTTGGAATTGGCTAGTTCCAAATCTTGTAGTTGTACCAACTGGTCTAAATTGAGCGCCACTTACTGCCCGACCAGTAGCCTCGTTAATCAATCTGGCTTGTTCTTCAGCGGCGGCGGAACTTTTTTCTCCTTGAACAAGACCTCCAGCACCTTGTAAAAGCCCACCTAAAAGCGATCCAAGTGCTTGTTGTTGTTGAGTAGTTGTTGCCATCCCAGTTCCCCCTAAGAGACTCTTTGCTAAATTTGCACCAGCCAATGCTTGAGATGCAGTTAATCCACCAGTTGCCGCAGTACCAGCACCACCAATTGTTGACCCTGTTCCATAAGCACCCATCCCCGCATCAAGTGCGCTTAGACCAGCAGCGCCACCACCCAAGGCGGCAGGCATTGCAGATGCGGCTCCATAAGTTCCCATGCCAGCATCAAGCGCACTAAGTCCAGCACCAGCACCAGTAGCACCACCAACCACGCCAGGAATGCCAGGAATTAGCCCACTAGCCGCCAACGCAGCAGTGCCCAAGATTGGCAAAGCATTCTGAGAAAGGCTTAAATCCTTATCCAGTTGCGCCAAATTTTGGGTAACTGTTTTTTCAATTGGCTGTACAACATTTGTGACTGCACGGCTAATTGCTGGCGTTGGATCGAGTTGTGCTAGTGCGCCCATTTGAACCTCAGTGTTGCTTTATAAGTTCTGAATAGACCATCATCTATTTTTTCTATCTCTGATGGATGAGTAAGTTGTGCAATCAATTCATTGATCCGAGGGTTGTCGTAAAAAGTAACGGCATAGTCAAATCCTTGATCTTTCAAATCATCAAGATACTTTTGCACATTGATTACTAAATCTTTGGCTCGTTCACCATTTATGCAATGAAATTCAATGCCGTTGTTCTCAATCTGCTTTGTCAGGATCAATGTGTCGCCCTGACGCACAACAAAGTTGCCTGTCTTTGGTGAGTTCATCAATCCATTAAAGTAGGCATCAACAGTCATAGCAAAGCCAGCATAATTCTTTGCCAAGTCTTCAGAAAGGATTTGACGAATATCTTTCATCAAACAGTCCCATTAGCCACAATGTTGCCCAACACAGTCAGATTCCCTGATGTGTCAATCTTCATCACATCTGTGCCAGATGCCCTGATATACAGATATGAACCGCTTTCAACAAAGCTGAAGTTTGTAAAAGTTCCATCTGCTTTGGTGGCAATGGCAGTCTGAATGTTGGTGAACTCAGTGTCAATCTCAGTACCTTTGACAACCTTGTTTGAGTTCCCAGGCGACAAAGCATCTTTAGCCGCAAAGTTGGTGGTTTTGGTGTAGTTACTCACGATACATCCTTATACTAGTTTGCCATTCTTGGCTTGAATCTCAATCTTTTGAATGCTCACAGGATAACCATTGATTTCAGTCTCATAACCCGTCTGCACAGTCTTGCCAGAACCAGTTGTTTGACCAACCAATGTCTGCAAAGCAATGCCCTGCGAGTAATAAGCCACTGGTGAACCATTTGCACCATATTCAGCAGTCCCATACTCAGCAACAGTAGAGACAGGAATCGTCAATGTCGTTGAGTAGTACTGACCAGAGAAGTCATATCCCCACTTGATGATGAAGCCTTGATTTGACCCACCAATCACCACCACAGCAATGCGCTTCAAAATAGATGTGACATTGGGCTGCCCCAAATCAGCATAGGTGGTGAAGTACTGCATCCGATATGTGGATGTATGGTCAAGATATGTCCCATACTTTCCTACATACCCATTCTTGCCAATCAACAAGTCTCCATTGCGTCTGGCAAGGAAAGCCGTTGGCGTGATGGAATCCCACACAGTTACCCTTGAAGAACCATCTTGCAAAGCCGCCTTTGTGTCAAAACAATAGGTTTGTGTGGCTGTTGGGAAGTTAATCAGGTAAAAAGCATTTGCCTCGGAATAGACCGCCTTGATGTTGGATGCTGTCTCAGCGGCAACAATCGTCATCAAGTCATTGCGGACATTCTTAGACAAGTCACGCAAAGGTGCAGATTTTTCCTGAATGGTTCTCAGGAATGAGCGAATACCACTGTTTGACAAGAAGATCACATCAGTGCCAGTGTTGGCAATCGAATCCCTTGCAATGCAACCAATGTTGCTCACGGCATCACTCAAAGTCATTGTCGATGGCGTAGTCGCACCAGAGTAAATCAGGATTTGACGCTTGCCAAAGATTAACAAAAAGCCATTGTGTGCTGCCAAACCAGTGATTTCATCTGAACCATTGGGCCACACCTGGGAAACATTCAAAGAACCAGATGTTCCTGTTGACCAAATATGCCCTGACAACAAGTCAGAGAAATAGACAGTCACATTGTCAGCAGTGGTGTTAGCCGCCCACAGTCGCCCATAAGCAGAGATAACAATGTTTGCTTGAGGAACAGTGGCAACATAACCTGTTTTCTCGGTTACACGCCTGTATGTGCTGGTGCTGACAGCAGGGTCATACACCAATGCGTCATGACCTGTCTGGAAGAAATATGTGATTCCATTCAAAGAGGCACACTGCCAATTGCTTGCAGTAATGGTTGGGGCAACCCCTCCCCCCCCATATGTCAATTCAGTAACAGATGTGCCACTGAGTTTGAATAACTTGTTGTTGCCAGCAAACAAAACAGTCAAAGTGCCATCTGTTTGCACCAATTCATGGATGACACCAACATTGTTTGCACCCAGATTGCCAGAGGATGTATTTACCCTTGACCAACCCTTGCGAGAGCCAATGCGCCCATATTGGTCAATCACGCAGTTTGTGGCAATCGCAGCATATCCAGCCGCTAAATCAAGCGGAGAATCCTGTGTGTTGACCCCATAAAAGCCTGGAGCCGATACAGAAAAGGTCTGGATTTGCTGTGTCATTGCGGGACAAACTCCTGATTCTCAGGATAGCGGTTGCTCTCCAAAGCAATGTAGTCCGACAACATGGATCGGAACAGTGAATAAGCCTCAGATGAAGACAGACCACCATCTTCACCACGCTCAACCAATGCCCTGGCGTATGCACCTTGTGCAACCACCACATCAGGAACAAGAATTACAGTGCTATCAGCCGCCAATGTAGCCTGTGGAACTGCCAAAGCAAACATGATGCTGTAAACACCATCTGGCCTTGGATATAGCGTGATTTTGGTGTCGTAACTACCATTTACGCCTTCAAAGATATATTCACTTGGGATGCCCGTCATAATCGTAGAGAAATTCTGCTTACGATTCATGTCCACAAATGTGATGTTTGTCAGACCAATGTTGCTTGTTGCGTTGATGGCATCAAGAACTTGGAACTTTTGACCAGCACCAGTTAATGCGTACTGGTATGTGCCAGCGACAGTGCTAATCGTGACAGTTTGACCAAGCGCATTCCAACCAAAAGCATCCTCAACTTGACGCTTTGTGTCATTGACAAACTTGGCAATAAGGGTGGAATAGGTGGTTTCGTTGTAAGTTGTTACAACAGGCTCACGCAAACGAATCAATACATCGTTGACCAGTTCAAGAAATGTCATTGGGATGCCTCATTTCGCTTTTGCTTTGTTCCTTGCGGATATAGCTTTAGCTTTTGCCTTTGCATCAGCTTTGGAGTTAGCACCCCATGCTTTTAGCGAAAGAAGCAGTCTCGTTGGTTCACCATTCTTGTACTCGGGGCCATCCATATTGCCCATCCGAGCCAAGAAACTTGCTCTGCGGGGATTATCCCCTGATTTGACAGGAGGTTTTAGATTCCCGCCAGTTGCCGCATTATAAGACGCTCTGCCCTTGGCATTCAAGCCGCCTTTAGGATTTTGACCAGCTTTTGTCTGCCAAACAGGAGATTTCATTTTTTCCTCGCGGCTCTCATATTGTCAATTAGGTTGGGATATGGCCTGCCAGCGGCTTTAGCCATCTTCTTAGCCGCCGCTTTCTTGGCGGGTGTCAGAGGTTTGGACGCTCCCAGTGACTTGGGGCGCTTTTTGTCCCAAACTTCTTTCATTTCATCTTCTTCTTTTTGGGCTTTGCCATGCCAGCTTCAGACAGGGCAATAGCGACTGCCTGTTTGCGAGACTTCACCACTGGGCCTTTTTTGCCAGAATGCAAAGTTCCAGCGCCAAATTCTGTCATTACTTTGCTAATCTTTTTTTGCGCTTTAGTTTTCATTTGCCACGACCTGATTTCTTCATTAAATTTGTTGCGGTTCGCTGACCTTTTTTAGGAAGCATCTTAGGTTTCCCAACTGCAATCATAAAAGTAACAGAAGGTTCTCCACGTTTTTTTGCTCCTTTTAAGGCTGCATTTGCGTCTTTATATGTTTGTGTCTTTTTCATCGTTTTTCCTTGGTTATTGGCCCACCAGACTTCCAAGCATCACAAGTACGGGCCGCAGCACAGGTGAATTGGAATAAATCACAGTACCCCAGATTAGCCGCCTTGACAAAATTCTCGTCATAAGACAACTCTCCCTTGTTTTCATCCTTCTCCAAACCGCCAACAATGCACTCCATCATGGCGGGAGTCTGGATAAAAGCGGCACAGTTGCCGCATCTCATGTTCTTGATGGCAGATGTAGGTGCGTTATACATCTTGGCCTTTTTCAGCCAAAAAGCATCGTTTGCCTCATTGGGATTGGGTGGGCCATAACCAAACTTCTTGAATGCGTTATTCCTATTTTTCAGGTTAACAGACACATCCTGAGTGGCAATGGGACACGATTTCCCTGAGAGCAAGCCTTTCATTTCATCAGCCTTTCGCCAACAAAAGTAACCACTCCACCCATCGCAGATGCAATGGTCATTCCCATCCAAAAGCCACCCTTACCCTTGTTTGCCAACTCAAGCAAAGCCTTCACATCCTGGCTCAAGGAATGAACTTCACTCTGGAGAGCCTCAACCTGGGCCTCCAGTTTGCCAAAATCTCTTGCGTCTATGT